GTTGTTTGTAGTTCTTCTTAATTCTTTTATTCTTTCATCTTTATCCATTACGATACTATATATAATAAAAAAATATTTATATCTATTTATTATATTTTTCAAAATAATTTGTCTCATTTTTCTTTTTAGTCGGTGTAATATTGGAACCATGTTTTCGTTTTCTTTGATTGCAACATAATAATCTACAAAATCCTTCATGACAAGAATAGCAAACATACCAACTATAGAAATGATAGTATATTGAACATCCATTTTGTTAAATATTAAAAAGAATAACCAAACCAGCACGGAGTTACCAGCAAGTGTAAGTGGATTAACTATACTTTCGGAAGATGCAAACCCTAAAGAAAAATAAATAACCATTAAAATAATTACATTTTTAGCGAGCATGTTATTATATAAAAGTTTTTGAGACTGACAGCTTATTGTTTCGGCAACAAAGTTACCTGATACAGCAAGTATTAATAAAAATATCCCCACTACTATATTCCAGTTGTTTGATACAGTAGCAGTCATTATTATATATAATCTACATATTTTAAAACCTATCTACCCTTCCCTTTCTGTATTTCTTTGTTCTTGCCTTTTTTATGTCTTTCTTTGTTAATTCACCATGTGTCTTTGGTGTCTTGCGAGTTATCTTCTTTGAAGGACGATATATATCGTTCTTATGTTTATAGCCTACTTCGCCTCGTTGGTTGACCCATTTCTCGCGAAACCAACGACCAAGACCTTTCTTTTTGGTTCTCTTTCCTTTGTAGGGCTGTTTTCGGGTTCCATGTTTTTTTGCATATCTCTCTTTGTATGTTTTTACAACTATTCCACTACGATAAGCACTATGCTTTGGTATATCTTTGTATACCCCTTTTTTAACTTTTTCATATAACTTCTTGTCACTTGGTTCTGGTTTATCAGACATCGTTGATGATAACTTTTGAAGAAGGTTTACTATATTACGCAAAGAGAGAAAAATAATATTGACAGTAAAAATACATTATATACATATAACTAATAGATATTTTATTTACGTGCTCTTTTTCTTAATCAATACCTTCTTTGTTACTTTCTTTTTCTCGCTAGAACCACCAGTTGATAATTGAAGTTGTCTTCGATGATTTGTATATTCTGCATAAAGTTCATCTAGTTCTTTACTCCACATCTGTTCAGTTGTGGTATCTTTCAACACTTCAAGCTCGTGTTTCTTATCATTATATTGTCGTGACAACTTTTCTACATTCTCTTCTGTAACACTATCCATTGACATCTTAGTTAAATATTTGTAGTCTTCATCATCATCTAACATATCAAACTTTTTACCCTTAAGCATGTCTGTAATTTCAGAACGCTTCTTTCTGCGCAAGTCAATCTCGCCGTCTAACGTGCCTAGAATGTAACGATGTTTATTGCTCAAGACTACAAGTTCCCGCTCGAGTTGCTTTATCATAAACTCTTTTCGCTCTACATACAGACGCATACGAGTATCAAAGTAATCATGAATAATGTCATTTGGATTAACATATTTTCGCAGCTTATCATGTGCGTCAAACAAATGCATGTTTGTAGTTGACATGGTTGTGTATAACTTCAATGTCTTTTCAAGTTCGGTTACTCCTGTAGTTGTATCAAGAACTTTTCCATTCAACTTTCCAACAGTTCCTTTTGTCATTGTAATAGTAATATCAACCGTCGTGTCTTTGCTCATGTCATCGTAATCTTTTACAATAGGTGTAATCTTTTTTCCATTTTTATCAGTGCTATCTGTTAGTTTTTCAATATATTCCTTGAAATCGTCTGTCCATAAGCCAACGGGTAGTTCAGTAATTCTAACCTTATCTGAACCAATGATTTCATATCGACCGCGAACAATGAACTTGCCGTTATCTACGTTTGCAATGCTTCCATTAAATCCTTCATAGTAAGGAATAAACTCGCGACTAGTCTCAAACTCGCCATTCATAAGACGGCCACGAATATATTCAATAATTTCAGTTGGATTATAGCATAACACCTCAGTGCTAAACCCTGTTCCAATACCCTTTGTTCCATTGACAAGAATCATTGGAATAATAGGTGCGTAGAACGTAGGCTCAACTGCTAGACCGTCATCGTTAAGATATTTCAAGATACTATCGTCCATGCTGGGAAACAGTTTACGTGTGATAGGAGACAATAGTGTATAGATATATCTTTCAGAAGCACTATCTTTTCCTCCTCGTAGTCTTGTTCCAAACTGACCATTTGGCGAGAATAGATTGATGTTGTTTGACCCTACAAAGTTCTGTGCCATACCGACAATTGCACCGTTTAACGATGCCTCGCCGTGATGGTAACCAGAATGTTCTGATACATATCCTGTAAATTGTGCTACCTTGATTTCACTTGTCAAGTTCTTCTTGAATGCTGAGAACAATATCTTACGAAGACTAATTTTCAAACCGTCCATAACATTTGGAATACTTCGTTCACAGTCATATTTTGAGAAGTGAATAAGCTCCCTGTTGATAAAGTCCTCATATGCAATCGATGGTAAGGATGTATCTGTAAAGGTTTCACGGTCATAACTCCCTAGCCAATCTTTGCGGTCGTCACTGCGTTTTTTGTTAAATACCATATCCATAGTATCATCACTCTCATGTCCAGTATGTGAGAACCACACAACCTTTTTTCTGGCGAAGTATTCGCGAAACTCTTTGCCTGTGCTGGTTCCAAGACCCTTATAATATTTAATATTCCAACCCTTTGTGTCGTTGGCTTTCTTCCATGCATCATATTCTCCATCATTATAGAATACAAGTGTCTCAGTTCCCTTCTTTGCTTTTAAGATGGGAGTGTTCATAAAACCAATGAAGTTGGGTATTTGTGAAAGTGAACACCATTCTGTCTGAAACAAGTTCAAACATAAACCTTTGATATGACTTCCATCCAAATCTTGGTCAGTCATAAATAGTATCTTACCATAACGAAGTGAGTTATTTACAACATTCACATCATGGTAAATCTTACCGCTTTCCAATCCTAAAATCTTTTTCATATCTGCGATCTCAGTATTCTCCGAAATCTTCTTTTTTGTCTCACCGCGAACGTTCATAATCTTACCCTTCATTGGATAAACACCAATTACATTTCTATCATCGGATGAAAGTCCAGATACAATACCCGCCTTAGCTGAATCTCCCTCACACAAGATTAACATACAGTCGCTTGACTTGGCAGTTCCAGCCCAGTTTGCATCAATTAGCTTTGGAATACCACGAATATTTTTACTCTTAGTTCCATCAGTCTTTTTCGCGGCCTTGTCTTCTTTTATTTGTGAAATCGCACATGCAATATCCATAATACCAAGCTTTGCAATCTTCTCAATTGTCTTATCGTCTACGCTACATGTAGACCCAAACTTAGAACTAGGTGTATTCATGTAATCTTTTGTTTGACTATCAAACGCAGGATTGACAACATCACAGCGAACAAAGAGAATAATTTGTTCTTTAATTGCCGAAGCATTTACGCTTACCTTTTTCTTCTTTTCAATAAGCGCTACTAGTTTACGAGTAATCTGACCAACTATATAATCAATATGTTTTCCACCCTTACTAGTATAAATACCATTTACAAAAGACACTTGTGAAAACTCGTGACTTGGAGACAATGCTACGGCATACTCCCATCTATCGTTTGGTGCCTCGTATATCTTCTTTGCATCCTTACTAAGATACAAATCAACATATTGTTGAAAAGTTTTTACAGGAATAAGTTGGGAATTACATTTCACCTTTACTGTCTTACTAGTTACTGCGGCAATATCATAGATACGGCGCTTAAACAAGTTAATCATATCCGGCGTCATACCCGCAATTCCAAGACGAGCATAGTCAGGTTTGAATGTGATACGCGTATACGGCTTTGTCTTACACTTTGTAATTTTTGGTGCATCTATCGTGGTTAAGTTATTGTGAAAGTGCTGTGTGTATTTAAGACCACGTTTGTGGTCAACTGTTTCGACACTACCCTCTGTTGACCAGATAAGGACAAGTTTAAAACCAAACCCATTCTTACCACCTACAATCTTTTCTTCTTCTTTGTTGTAATTTGTAGATGTTCTAAGATGACCGAAAATCATCTCTGGAATCCATATGTTATATTCGGGATGTTTTTCAACGTCAATACCATTTCCATCATTGTGCATTGTAATTGTTCCATCATCACTTATGCTAATATCAATATTACTTACCTGTTGAATATCTGGTTCTCCGTTTGCATGTGCTTGTGCCATACGGATAACATGATCGCGACAATTAACAATACCTTCGTCAAATAATTTATATAACGCGGGGATATATTCTATCTGTTTTTCTGAGATTTTAGATGTCTCTGGGTCAAGTAGCCACATAGTTGCATCTACATTCTCAACTGACCCGACATAGGTATCAGGGTTATCAAGAATATGTTGCTTGTCGGTCTTTTGTTGATACTTCTTTGAAAGATTTGTCTTAGACATGATTGGTGTGATTATGTATCACTTTCTTTTTAAACAAGAATCTATTCAATTTACGAAATAGAGAAATTTATAAGAAAATCTACAAACATAAAATAAAGATTGAAGTAGTCACATAAAGATAATTTTTAAAATAAAATATACTTGTACAGTAACATATTGATTAAAAAATGGGTGATTATCGAAAAGAAACTCATCAATCGGCATCTAATTTGTATGCATGTGCTGTGTTAAAAAAAGATGGGACGGTTGTCGCTTGGGGACAATCTGCTTATGGCGGAACCGTTCCAGCTGGTTTAACAGATGTAAAAAGTTTATTTTCTACTCAACAAGCATTTGTTGCTTTAAAAACTGACGGTACAGTTGTTTGTTGGGGACAATCTGCTTTTGGCGGAACTACACCGTCTGGTTTATCGGATGTAAAAACTATTTATTCCAACGATGGTGCATTTGCTGCATTAAAAACTGACGAGTCAGTTGTCTGTTGGGGTAGTGCAAGTCATGGTGGTACCAGAAAAAGATTTGCTAAAGGCGATACTTCTGGAACAGACGTGACATCGTTACTAACTAATTCTAATAATCCAGTCATTGATATTTATTCTACTAGTGATACGTTTCTTGCTATTCGTATGAATGGTGCTGTTTTATGGGGTTCATTTAATACATCACACGATTTACATGTCCCTAACTATTATTTTAATGGAACTACTTCAACTGACCCGATTGTTTATAATAAACCAGTTATTCATATAGCCACATCTCTAGAAAACGGATATACTGGTATATTTGAAGACGGAACTATAGGTATATGGGGGACCGATGGAAAGAGTAATAGTGAGACTACAACATTACTATCTAACATTAACACAACCAGTTGGACAGTAGTCGATATTGTTGCGTCAACCGATTCATTTGTTGCGTTAACGTCAACTGGTAAGCT